TTCGGCTAACTGGGCTTTCTTTTGTAATGCGATTAATTCCTTTTGGCGCTTTAAGGCTTCCTTGTCCATTTTGGCTTTTTCCGCATTGGCCTGAAGGTTCTTAATATCCTGTGGTACGCCTTGAGGAAATCCACCCTGTCGGCCTAATAATAGATCGACCTGGGTTCGTAAGTTGCCAATCGAAAAGGTACCAAGGTAATTCTTTAATCCTCTGAAAGCGTTTTCCAATACACCAGCGCCCGGGATGCTAGAAAATAGATTGCCTAATTCTTTCGTTAGGTAAGCTGTATTAGTAATAAGGCCCGAAATTGAATCTGCCGCGCTGTCTACCTTGGTAATTAATTTATCCATACCACCGGATGAAGTACCCAGTGCAGCTACTAAAGATTGACCTATCTGTTCGCTAGCTTGTTCTGCCGCAATTTTAAGGCGATTAACCGAACCAGCATATGAGTCTGCCGCGTTTTTAGATTGACCTGCGTATTGTGCCGCGATCAGCTTCTCAATTTCGAGATATGACTTACCGGATAATTCGGCGTTGGTTAATCCTAGGTTTAACTGCTTTAGGCCTTTGAGGTTACCTACGTATGCCTGACTTAAGATTTTCGTAGCTGATACCAGATCCATACCCGTACCGGCGCTTATATCCATCGCAGTATTTAGCATCGACTGCGCAATAGTTGTAGATCTGGTTACCTGGGCTAATTGAATAAATGAAGGTTGAAGTACATCGCGATTGACACCGGTAGCCTTTTCCACGGCATCGATATAGCCCTCTGCCTCAGCGGTTGCAAAGGAGAAGCCTAAGTTACGTAATGCCTGGTCTAAACGCTTTGCCTCGGCTATCTGTTCGCCGTATGCAGCTACAGCCTTCTTTGAATAACCGAGTAGGGCAGCGGCGCTAAAAGTTATGCCTAGGGTTCGACCCAAGCCTTTAACGGTTTTACCAAAGGCATTGATCTGCTTTTCGCCTTTGGTGAGCGCCTTGCCATTCCATTCGGCAGCGGCGGTAACTAATAGATTAGGTAGATTAGCCATTATGCAGCCAGCCCGAATCGGCCCTGGTTAAAGTTTTCAATCGTTTTCATAATAGCCATTACGACCGCATCCTGGGCCTTGCCCCGATCCTCTTTCCAAGCTCTGAAAATCATACGACCACGTTCGGCTTGTTTGTCACCGTAGAGTGGCCCCATTCGGCTGATAAAGTGAGCACCAGCCCCAGGATTGTTAGAACGACTATTAGGGTCTCCGCCTGGATTTTTACGGCCAGCGGTCTCATAGATTGAACCGGCTGCGGATTTGTTGGCCACGTAATATAACGCTTGCCAGCCGTTACGGTTACGCTTGCTGGGTGCCTGTGAGTAATAGATACCCTTCTTGGCTTGTTCGGCATCATACAACGGGAACATACGGAGGCGGCCCTCGGTATTCATTGTTCTAAACATAGAGTTACGTGCGGTGATTTGTTTACCGCGTGAACCCTCGGCCCACATATAAAGATTGTCTGGTTGTGGCGAAGGCGCAAAGCCGCGAGCCTTATCCCGGATTGGAATCATAGCTGCGCGGACTTCGGCGTTCATCTCTTTTAGCATTTCGGGATCAACTTTACGGAGCATTTTAACCGTTTCGCGTACGCCTTTTAGAGCGACTGGCATTTTCGGCCTCCTTGGCTTGATCGTTTAATACTTGTACTAACGTGTCGTACATCGTTCTATCGAGATCCAATATCGCCTGTGGCGCGACCCCGAGCCTGATAGATAGTTGTGCTATCTGGTAGGTCCGGGAATCGCGCCCTAGCTTAAAGGTTGCTCATCGTATAAAACGTTCACCTCTTTTAACGTATCGAGGAACTCAACTCCGAACATCTTTACCGTCTCGCCGGTTGCCTTGAGACATTCCCAAGCGAGATAGTAGAGATCGCCCTGCTTTTCATCCTCACGAAAGGCTTTATGAAAGCCCTTCTTTGTATGTAGCTCGAACAGGTACTCAATACGCGGCGTAATGTCGTGCTCACTAACCTCGCCTGTAGCCCTTGTTATTTTGAGTCTGTACATAGTGTGCCCCTTGTCTAGTTGATTATACGGTTGTGTCTACAACGATTACTGAGTTGCAGGTAAAAGTGATCGACTGGGTACTGATGTCCCCGACGGCTCCATTAATGTCTGTGGTGTTGTTTACCAGCACCGTAGTTTGGTACTCCGGATTGGTTGCCGAGATAGTTGCGCTTGTCTGCTTTAGCGTTAGAGGTACAGTCGTTCCCCAAGCACCTTGCAAAGTCTGCAAAACTTCTGAAGTCGCTGTGTCATTCAGAAAGTCCAGAGTTACGGTTGAGGTCTCCAGGCCCTTGGTAAAACGTCTGGCAGAATCGCCCATCGCTGTAACTTCCAGCTCCTCGAATACGCGGTTGATTGTTGCGCTTGTTACGTGATCGGAAAGGTCTACCGAGTTAAGGGTTACGACCACTCCATTTGATAAGAATATAGCCATTAGCCTATTCCTCGCTTTCGGTTGTAGTTGGTGTTGGTTCGGACTTTACTTTTGCTACTTTGACTGGAGCAGGCTCGTCTACGATCTGCCCAATCTTTCGCAAAAATTTTAGGTCATCCTCTGTATATGGCATATGTCAGCTCCAGCTCGTGAGTATTGAGATATTAAAATCGGCAGTTAGCAACGTTCCACTTTGTACCTCAAGTACTGATGGAGCCGACATACTGCCAATATTCATAACGATATTCGATGCAGCCAATTTATTAAACACAGCTACTGCCAGCGTTTCGATACCGTTCAGGTTGCCCTGGTTGTCCAGCATCGGCACCGTCATAATGATTTTCAGGTTCGCTAATGGAGCGATAGCGGCGTACGTGTTATTACTTGGCGTAATGTAATTATCCGCCGGGGCAACGATGACCGAGTTGGCTGTGATCGTTGGCGGAGGAAAAGCAAAAGTGTTCCAAGAGTTAGGGTTAGCCAAAGCGGCGGCTACCGTAGCTCGTAAGGTTGTAATCGGCGCTGGCATCTGCTATCCGATCATACTGTTTGGATTTTGGTACCCGGCGATGAGGCCTCTGATCTTGCCGATCATTGAATTACCCATCCGGTACGGTGAAGGACTGAATCCATCGATCGATACGCCGCCGGTCTGTGATACCTGGCGAGCTTGGAATATGTCTACTGCCAGAATCATCGCGGCCTCGCGTACAGCCGGGGTGGTCGCGTAGCTGTTTGTCTTTGTATCCGCGCCCACGGCAGAGCCATAAGGGAGGACCCGGCTAAAATTAACATTAGCTGCGACCTTGGTAAATTGGATAAAGCTATAACCGGCTGGCCAATTCCAGGCGTAGTTATTCCAAACGATCGACGGGATTAAATTAGTAGTACCGGCGCTCCAAGGCATCGTTCCCGTGATTGTGTACGTGCCGTTAAAGGTTGAGCCGCATCCACTCAAGGTTACGGATTGGCCGGTTGTAAAGATAGCCGGGTTAGCGATCATTACGGTTGCGACATTATTCTGCAAAGTCGTACCGACAACCGGCGCGGAAGCGAACCATAAAAATTGATTAAGAAGATCCTGGGCAGTCTGGCAGCACGTCTCGACGATATCTGACGAATAAAGGGCATCGATTCCAAGGTTGGCTCTTAACTCTGCCTCGGTGACGTAAGTTGCCGGCACGATAATCTCCTTACTTAAAAAGGCCGGTAGGGCTCAAAGGGCTAAGAGCCCTACCGACTATTAGGGTTTTGGCTTACGGTAGCTTTGCAAACTTAATAATACCGTTAGGCATCTTTGCAATAGTTGCCATAAATCCGTAGATCGCTACCTGTACTTGTAGGTTAGATACTACGTTTACTGACATATAGGCCTGAGGTCCACGGTATACGGTGAAAGCCTCAGGTGCCAAAATAATGGCTGAGTTATCATCGACTGTAGTCTCCGCAAAGTTACGGTCTACGTACAGATCAAGTCCAAGTACGTTACCGCGAATAGAGCCAGGGCCTACCTGTCCGGCCGCGTTCATTGGTTGAATTGCATTGTAAATTGGTCTCTTTGTGGTATCTGTCGCTGACATCAGTAGCTGCCATTGTGCACCGTTGCCGATGTAGTTCTGAGCAAAGTAACCGGTGTTTTCATAGACAAGCTTTGCAGCTTGTGAGCTGTAAGCGATAACGCCGTCGCTATCAGCTGTAGTAGCTGATGCGTTAGTACCTGCAGCTAATAGCGCTGTAAGCACTGCGGTATCAATAGAAGTTAAATAAGCGTTTTGAAGTTGGTTAGTCAGTTCCGCATAAAAATTTGGATCTGATCTCTCGAGGAGCTCAACACTTATGGTATTCATTCCGGAGTACTTGGATACAGTTCCAGTTAAATATTGTGTAACCATACCTGTATTAGATACGGCTCCAGCTTCGGCCTCTACTGTGACAGTCGGTGCAACGCCTGAACCGCCACCTGCTGATGTAACAAGTGATGGGACGTTAATTGTCATACCAGAATTTGGAAGAACTCCCTGACTGCAGGCATCAATGGCCGGGGTTCCAAAGCGTGTATTAGTTACAAACTCTGATAGGTACTGAGTTGGATTAAATGCCGGGTTAGTTGAAAAGCTATCGTCTGCGGCAGTTACATAAAGACGAGACTCATCGCTACCTAGTGCAGCTTTGATCTTGTGCTCTGTGTATGTTGCCATAGATACGATTGGTGTACGGACTCGCTGAGAATCCAATACTGACGGACGAATGATCTTACGAGCGGCTTCGACTTTTTCAGCCTCGACCGGTGTATCTACCGGAGTTTCCTCCGGTGTATTTTCTGGGGCTGTAGTCACAGCTTCCTCGCTTTCGGTTTCTGTTTCGGTCTCTACGATTGTCGTATTGATCGTTGTGGTTTTGGTGCTTGTGCTTGTTGCAGCTTCGAGCGCAGCTCGTGCCGCAGCAATATCAGTTACGGAGGCGCTGGAGAAAGCGGCACTCTCGACGAGGCTAACTTCCTTGAGGACCGCAGCCGTTACTAACAGGTAATCTCCCATTGGCTTCGAAGCGGTTACATCCACTCCGACGGATAAGCCACTGACCAGATTTTCCTGAGCGAGTACGAGCGCATCTTGTCCTCGAGTGCTACTCGAAAGCTTAAACGATCCGTACACGCCTGCAGTTGAATCGCTGAACGAAATTGCGCGACCTACCGGCTTATCTTGTTGATGCTGCATTAAAAGCTTTATCTGTGAGGCCTCGGCGTAAGTAATTGAACCGCGCTCGAACATTACAGGGCCTGCACTCGTAAAACCGATCTCGCCATATGGTGCAACAAGTCCGGATACGATACGGCGCTCTGTATCAGCCGCCTGGATTTCTTGACTAAACGTTAGTAGCACTTGCATCTCCTAGCGGTGTGAGTTGTTCCATTTGTCGAGCTTGATTAACATCGATGAGATTTAGAGTCAACATCTTTTCGATAATGTCTAAACGTTCTTTTGCATCTACACGTAAAAATGAGTCGTCTACGGCGAAACGCACCTGATTAGATGAGTTTGTAATATCGTTCATAGATAAACGATCTTCAATAGCTGAGATGTACGGCTGTAATGAGTACGCGACAAACTCTTTACGACCATCGATAATGTTTTGATATGTCATAGAGTTATTCATATCTGCAGAGATGTAATACGCCGGTACGTTCATAGCGCGAGCAATTTCAGTAGCTAAGTACTGAGATGCTTCGTTATACATCATGTCTTTAGGACTAAAGCCGATATTTTCTACGGTCAAAGTGCTCGTCAAATACGCCGTACTACGCGAAGCACGACTAGCCTTCCATGCAGCTAGTAGACCTTGCACTTGAGTCTCAGGTAGATCAGCGCCGTTATTTTTTAATACTGTTGTGGCCATAGGTGTAGCAGCACTAACAGCGGCAGCTCTTTGTATATCGTATGCCGCCTTAATTGTTTTACCCGCTGTTTGTAATACACCAGGAATAAGA